ATGCAGCTTTTTCTCAATTTCAGTTTTCTTGAGGTTTAGTTTTACACCACATCCATCCGGGCAGATATCATCGGCCGTAATATTATCCTCAAATGCTAAAAAGCTTTCACCACTTTCAGGAGTCGCATTGCTATCTTCGACAACTGTAAAATCAGAGAGTCCTGAATTAAATGTAAAATCTGTCGATAATGGATCTGGAGCTGGGACAGGAGTTCTTATCTCCGTCATTTTAATAGGTGGGCCAGCACTACTGCTTGTTGAAGCGGTTGCTGTAGAAATACAGACTGAACTTGGAGTGCCAACGCAGCCATCTCCGCCGCCATCTCCATCACCACTCCCACACCCACTCCAAACTACAAATTCTTTATACGGTTCGCCGTTTTCCAATTCGGTACCCGCAACATCCATTGGATCTTCTGCCTGAAATCCGACATCACCACCACCAACCCCACGATCCACTTTTGCACAAATAGCATACCATGGACAGTCACCACCAATGACTAAAACATCACCATGAGATACTTGATGCTCATTTAGATCTTCAGCCCGTTCTTCAGAAAATTTTACAAACTCTTCTTTTGCATTACCTATTGAAACAATGGTATCTCCATCGACATCCTCCAGCCAATGAACAATTACCTGTCGGGATTCTTCACTTCGGTCAAAAAGCTCAATAATTTCTAAACGATCAATATCACCCCGATTTTCAGCAACTTCAGAACCAAGTTCCTGAATCTGAGTTTCAATCTCACTTAACTTCTCAGCATTTAAATCGCTTGTAAAATCGCTCATGAGATAAACACCGTTTGGATTTTCCAAATTCTTTGATTTCCGTGGGAAAATATTGGTGCTATCGAAGAGCCGCCGGTCGAAGAGTAGTTACTTGAACGATCGTAGTAGTGTGTCCAATCCATGCGGCCAGCGGTTCTCATAATTGGCTGACCTTGATATAGTGGGTATGAAGCACCTTTTTGGTGAACATAATTAAATATGTACGATTTAGCAGTTCCTTCAGCAACTTTTATATCAGCTTGATCGTTAAGAACATCGTTAGCATCAGCGTTTTTAAAAGCAACCTGACTGCTTGAAGTATCCGGTATTACATCTCCCTCCTTCATGCCTGTACCCGTACTTGGAAATTTGATACCATCGGTGGTATCAATCTTTTTCCATGTGTTCGGAAGAGCCTGTCTAAAACTTGCGATCTTGTTGTTTCCATCAATACCGACAAAGTGAAAATCCATAGACACAGCAGGTCCGAGAGTTGCTCCGCCTCCATTAAAAAAGGATGATAGTTCTGTCCCCGGATCTGAGCCGACAACAAATGAAATGTATGTCTTGTATACGACCTGACTAGTACCGCCTTTCGCACTTTTGCCCAACCGTAAAACCTTAACACCATTATGGTCAAAATCGAATAGCGACGCAGGTGCGGATGAACCGGGATTTGACTTCTTACCTTCATGGCTTGTCCAATAGTCTGACACAGGTGCAACCCAACTTATACTCCATACATCAACACCGGGATTAGTAGTGTCAACAGTAGCAGTAGCTCGTACCCAACCTGCTTGGAGTGACCCAATTGCCCTAGCGTGGCTGAGTGAGTCAGCTAAAGTTGCATGAGATTCTCCATAAATACTTACAGAACCTGCAACCGACACTCCATTTAATTCAATCATTGGCTGTTTTAAACCTGAAGGCGTATTACCTGCATTAGCAAATACATCATAACTGAGCATACCGGGCTCAGTGTTTTTTATTACTTCAGGCAGATAGTCCCACGGATCAATCGCAGGGATGTTGGAATTGTGCGGATGAGTAGCCCATTCAGCAGGTGCATAGCCCTTGGAATGTTGAGCCCGAAGAACCGTGTATTTCCGCTGTAGCTTTTTAAGATCACCACTTTCTGAAACACTTTCAGACTGCCAAGTATTTCTGATCTCAACATAGTCTCTAGTTACTATCGCTTTTTCTATACTGCTAGATGGTTCAATTGCTTGGTTTACTAGCACATATTCCGAACCAAATTCATCATCAGCCGTACCGACAGGTAAGAATAATGGGTTAGATGGGTCGTTTATACCTGCACTAGATGCCCTTGGTCCTTGAACTACATATTTTCTAGCTAACCTGTTAAATCCAAGAGAAGAATCCTTAGTGACTTTTGGTCGACCAACTAATCGAATTGTTAAATCCCTAGCCATCACCAACCTACTCTTTTGACAAATCTAAGTGAGCCTTTGTGTCTCTGTGGGCTAATCAGATTTCTTAAACGCTTTTTAGCCTCTTTTGATGCACGGTCTAGGATTTCTTTATTATCCCCATTGTACCGCGGATCAGAAAGTATTTTACCCTGTGCGATAGGGAAAAGTATGTCCCACACCAAATCGCCGGGCAGTCGTGGCTCGTCAACATCCTCAACAAGGTCAGAGGGTACGATGTTTGCAAATACCTCAACCTGATACGCTTTGTCAGGTACAGGGTACAGATACATCCTAGGCAGAACCTTAGAGTCTGACCCTTGGTTTCTATTATCGATGTAGTACCAAATTGGTCTACCTTTATCAGGCTTGTTTTCTTTGTAGTGAGGAAAATTCAATCCACGACCTGACGGTGATCGAAAATCCCACGCAAATAGACTTTTTATCCGTATCTCCGCTTCAGGACCTGTCATCGGCGATAAAGGTCCCTCATTGACGAGTTCAGGTATCTTATCGACAGAAATGACCTCAGTCGACATGTCTGCACCTGCCTGATCTTCCACATAATCCAAGGTAAACCCTTTTTCAGCCCACATCGGTCTAGAACCGTCAATCGGAGCATAGCACTCACGATATGCTTGGTTAATATATATGCCTACCCTCTCCTGATCTATAGGGGGTAGGTCAGCGACAGAGTCAGCACCCAACATCGTGGATAACTGATCCTTTAGAGACAGAAAGTTAATAGCCATGCTATAACTCTACTACGCTGTAACTAATTCATCTACCCCTTGTAAATCAGGACTTGATTCCTTTTTTTTCGAGGTTTTTTTCTTTTTTATTGGGTTATCAGTACTTTGCCTAATAGCACCCTCTATTGTTGAATTCTCTTTAACAAAGTGGTGATCAGCCTCTTCATCTAAATAGACTGAAAAATACATATTATTATATATTTTACCCATAGTCCTAAAGATGTCGTCCACCTCTTTTTGATTTTTAGGCTCGTAAGCAAAATGCCTAATTTTCGCATCCCATATAAAGTTATACCTAACTTGAGACAGACCTTTTACTCTTATGCTCGGTGTTGAACCTAGCTGATTACTTTTTCCTAATAGTATAATTTTCATTTGTTTAAAAAAATAGCCTTCCCCTGCGGAGCAGAGGAAGGCTATGTTAAGGGTTAATTCAGCGAGGAAAAAACATTAACTAGCATTCACTAATGTTAAGCCCGGAACCTGACGAACAACTTCAACGAGTTGAACGGAAGGTACACGACCACGAGTGTCATGCCTAGCACCCATTCCGTAAACGGACTGAACACCAACTGCACTCAAGTGAGCGTCGTTTCCTGAGTTGGAAAAGTCATCATAATGAAAGATTTGTTCACCATAGATTTTTCCTTTTGCGAAGTACATTGCGTCCTTACCCATCGCTAATGCGTACCCAATCGGAGTTCCAATCGAGTTAGCTTGAACGAACTGTGCACCTGCACTAAAAGCGTCACCGCTTTTAACATTAGTCAAGGTACTGTCGAAAACAGCGTCAGAATGACGAGTCAGATTAGCCGTTCCAAACTGACCAAGTCCTGTTCCTGAGATGTCGCTGTCGCTGTAGGAATACAACGCTACTGAACCGTCAGTATCAATACCGAGGATAAAGTAAGTTCCGTTGTCGTTATTACCTAATGCAACTCCGCCACCACCGGGTAGGTTAATTGAAGCACCACGGAAATTAGCCATGTAATCTCCGTCAGATCCGCCGATTCCGCTTGTCGCGTCAGTTATATCCTCAAAAGCATAGAAGGTAGGAAGTAAAGGAGAACCTTGACGACCACGAGCTGTGTCAATCAACACATTGTGATTAGCAATGATGTTGTTATCCCACTTTGCATAAGAACCACTGTACAACTTGTTGTTTTCACCACGAGCGTCAGCTTGAGTGATTGCTTCAAGATAGTCAGGATCTGAACGCAATGGGCGTAAGCAAGCATCAGGAGCGAAGAATAAGTAACCGGGAATTTCCTGATTAATATCTCCACCTGTGTTCATAGGCTCAGCACCGTTAGCGATCAACGCCTGTTTTGCTTCCTGAATGATGTCGGTTGATAAACCGTCAACATACTTAAGTTCCTGACCTGCACCTGTTCCGTACTTACTGATAAAGTTTGATCCAACGGAGTTATTAAGACAAATCTGACGCAATGCGTACTGAATTTGGTCTTGCTCGGTACGACTCATCCATTCGGACATAACCTCAGCAGAAAGCTGATCGATGGTTTTGCCTGTAAATCTCATGAGTTTAAGAACCTGAGTCCATGAAACAGCGTGACGAACTAAGTCGACTTCAATGCTGAATGTTCCGAAATCAAGAGTATCAGTAGTGTTTTTGAGAATCGCTTCCCCACGAACACCTTGTCCCCTGATAGGAGCAACAGTAGTAAATGTTACTTTATCTGATCCGCCTGCACTAAGGTCACGCTTTTCAGTAATTGGTTTTCCACTTCCTTCTCCGCCCATAAACTTAGAGAAAACATTTTTCTCTCTAGCGTCTCTTGAAACGAGCTCAGACCAAAGTCTTGAACGCAAGTCAGCGTCCTGATTGACTAGTCCGGCATAGGATAGTGTGTTAGTTACTAGATCTACATTTGCGTTCTGACCTGATTGGTTCAGTCCGGCACTT